AGCGTTGAAAATCGCACCAATATCGACGAGTTCTCCATGACGGTCAAGCATCTCATCGTTGCCGACATACACTGGACCACGAATCATCACATCGCCATCGTCCATCTCATACATCTCGTCATCTTCCATCATGGAATGCTCATCATCTTCCATTTTATCCTCATCGTGGTTCTCCATCTTTCTCTCGATGGTGAACGGGGTTTGGATGCGGATTTCGACTTGGCATTCACGGATAGAACCATCTTTGGATTCCCAAAGGTCATCATCGACTACGGTCGCCGTGATAGAATCAACCATACCCTAAGCGTTGGGCGAAGGGGTTTATCACCAAATCGGTTCAAGCAGTGATGACGAAATACGCCTCAACCATGAAGGCGGATTGGCGAAGAGTGCCGTAGTCGAAAACACCGTAGCCCAATGGAGAAACATCATCGAGTGAAAGTCCGTAGTTCTCAGGGTTCATGGCATCCACTTGGGATGGCTTATGGGAAGTATTCCAAGTGCGACGGATGATTCGGTCGCCCTGCGTCTTGACGAGGTTTTCGATTAGGCGGTATGGCATTGGTTGGCTCATGGTTATCCATAGGGGAGGGGGTATATGAATGCTTCCCTAATATCAATGGTTTTAGTCGTTATTTTCGGATTTATCCCGTTCCCGAAGGCGTTTTTTCTCGTCCGAGATGACTTTTCTCATGTGCGAAAGCCCTCGACTTCCAACCATCAACCACTTGATTTGGGCTACGACTCCAGCGAGTCGATGGTCCCTAAAGTGGCGAGCACTCCAAGCCTCTCGAAGTCGGATAGCCTTCTCATCGGTCGGAGTCTTTGGAGTTCCACCCTGTTCCATCACCTTTGTCAATCGACGATATTGAGTGTTGCCAAGAATGTTGCCACCCTTCCCCCAAATCTCCTTCCACTCCGTTCTTAGCCTCTCGGCTTCGGCTCTTGGGAATACCTTGAATCGAGAATTGGCGATGCTCACCTTCTGGTCATCTCCACTTTGAGGGAAGTCGGTTTTCTTTGTTTCCAGTTCGAAGGATTTGGTGGATTGAGGATGACCCTTTGGAAGCAAATCGGTATCGTGCTTCCCTCCACGAAAACGTCCATTTCGGAGAGCATAGAGGAATGAGTTCACCCTCGCATACGCCCATTGTTCAGCAGAACTCACCGTTGGACGCACTGATTGGGGATTCGTTTGATACGCACCCACACCGCGCTCGAATACGGCTACGAGAGTTCGAGTGGTTGTTCGCTTCGACTCGGTATCTCCGACTTTCTCATTATGTTCCTTTGCCTTCTCACCGAGAGTCTTTCGGACTCCAGCACTCACGTCCTTGATTTCAGGTTGTTGAATAATCCGAAGCATGGCGACTCGAACTGGTGCCGACCTGTCGCTTCTCGAATACGAGCCATCCTCGTTATCGACATAAATACGCACATTGGCAACGGGATTTTCAGCCGAAGCCTCAACGGTTTCTTGACCGCCTGATGATGATACGACCGCAATCTCACCAGATGTTCTCACCGATGAAACCATTCCAACATAGCGACCTTTCTCGGTCGTCCATGAAACAAATTGCCCTTCTTCAACACTCTCCGCCATTATCAATCACCTCCTGTGCTTTAGGGTATTGGGTCATATCCATCGACTTTGGCATTCCATGAGCGACCCAACACTTTTTACAAAATCCAAATGGATAGACGTGTAAAGTGCCATAACAGCATCCTCGCCATATCCAGCCCATCATGGTCCTCCGTCAATCCTCCTTCGTATGTTTCTGAATACGCGCCCCACCGTATGTTTGTTGATGGTTGATTTGATTTCCTTCTTCTTCGCTCGAAGTGCTGGTTGGAGAAAGGGCTTCGGAGGTGTGCGGAATGTGCCGAACTCCACCGCTTGAGCATAATCAACACCAGTGCCTCTTCCCCCGAACTCGATTGCGACTCGATGTTGATTTAGGGTACGCGTTCTCCCTGATGCCCTCAAAGCACCTGTGAGAACTGGTGCTCGCTTCTTAGCATCGGTGAGGATGAGTTCAGCGACGCGCTTCAATGATTGAGTGGTCTCCCTCTTTATCTCCGATGTGCCGAAAAAGAACGCAGCCTTCGCTTTGAGGAAGTCGTTCATTCCGCGCCCTCCACGTCTGGTCGGAGAATATCCTCGCTTGGAAGTGCCTGAGCATCTCCATCGTATGCAACGAAGGTGCATCGACAATTCGGATGAGCAGGAATCACCGAGCGTGATTCATCAATCGGATAGATTTCATTCTCATAGGGCGCGCACAAATCTCGGTCGGTGGTTTCATCAATCACAACCAACCGCTGGACTTTCTCAAAACCAGCCTTTCGCAATCCCGATATGTGAGCATTTTCAACGACTCGCCTCGTTTCAGTTCGAGCGATACGCTCAAGCCAATACGCTGGATAATTCGCACCCGTTGGGTCAAGGAGTTCACGCATTTCACCCTTAGCCCATCGCCACGATTGTCCTTCGGCAACCATTCGCTCAAACACATCAATGACATTCGCTCGGTGAGCCCCAACGGTATTTCGTAGTGCAGGCAATTGCCATCGCCCTCCCCAATACGAGATTGCTGCAATATCGTCGGCATTTAGCCCCGCAGCGATTCCAGTTCCAGCCAAAGTCAAGTCGAGCGTAGCACCGTATGAGGTTGTCAAAGAGCCTGTGAGGTTCACATATTGCCTCTCAACAGTTCTTTCGAGAGCCAAATCGAGTTCAAAAATTGCATCCTCAATATCATCGAGGTCGATGACGGCTTTCGTCGAACTGGCTTTGCTGCTGGAGATATTGAGTTCAATATCCACGTCTGGATTTGGACGTGGAGAATCCGAATCGTTGAACTTCTGGTCGAGCATCTCAATGTATGAATCAGCGAAAACGGATTGTTGGTCCTCCATTTCAGCCAACGACTTCTTCGATTCGTTGGTTATCAATTCCTCGAACTCATCGCTTTGCTTCATTCTTCGAGAACTCAACATCGCCTCCTGCTCGGTCGTGAGTTCAACGGTATCGAGTTCAATCGTTAATGGGGGACGTTCTGGCGCGGGCTCATCACTTCGCTTGGGTGGAGGGAACAATTCCGATAAGGACGTAGCCGATGGTGGAGAGCCACCAACATCATCCGAACTTCCACCATCGACTTTGCCTTTGTTGATGGATAACTTGGGAGAGAGGAACATTGGGTCATCGGCTTCTTCCAGTTCGAGCCGTTCAAGACCAAGCATATTGCGAGCCTCGTTAATCGAGATGACTCCTTCTTGGCGGAGGTTGGAGATTGCCGTCGATTGCTTTGCCTTCATTTCGGCTATTTCCTTATCACGCTTCGGTCGGATGGAGATGAACTTGAATTGCCAATCCTCCACTTCTAAGAGTGGGAGAATGCGATTGTTGATGAGAGATTCGACACGGTTGTGAAACGATTCGATAACATCATACCACGCATCCAATTGTTGCTCAGGATTGCTCATTTTGCCCGTTTGAACCCAACCCAATTTCATGGGTGGGATGCCAAAGACCGCACAAATCTCTTCTCGATAATAGTGAATCATCTCCAATTGAGCACCCTCTCTCGTTGAATCCAACAATTTGTGCATGGCGAATCCGTTGCCACCGTTCACCGCCACCAATCCGAAGGGGCTTTTGCCACCAGCCAATTGCTGTTCGAGAAGCGAGAGCATCGCCTTCATTTCTCCGTTGGAAATGTCGCCAACATTGAGGATGGTCTTGGGGAGAGTTCCCGTATAGAGTTCGTTCATGTATGATGAGAGGTTGAGATGACCCGCTATCACGCTCAATAACGGAATCACTGGTGAAGTGCCGTATGCACGTCCATGTTTGAACTTGGAGATGTGAAGGATTTTATCAGCCGAGAACTCACGCTTGAGTCCATCCAATTCCTGAATATATGCCATCGCTGGAGGCTTGGGCTTTCGATTGGCAGGAACGAGCGTGATGGTTTCAGCAGGAACATTCCATATCGACACCAGTTCTCCACCAAAAATCCACTTGGTTTCGCCTTTGTCGGTCGCTCTATCCTCCGAACCATCGAGTTCAAGGTACGCGTCGCCAAACAATTGCAGGTCATAGATGAGAGATTCCAACCACTCATCCCCGTTGTCATCGGGGTTGGGATTTCGGAAGAACTCCTTCAATCGAGCCAATTGCTCAGGGCTTCCTTCTTCACGTCCTTCTGGAAGGGAGAACTCATATCCATTCCCCAAACAGTCATCCACCGTCCTTCGGAGAATGGCATTGACAACCTCGTTTTTCAACGAAATATCTCGAATGAGTTCATAGTTCACCTTCGGTCGTGATTTGTTTGTCGATACGCCCTTCTTGGTCGCATTCCCGATTCTCGACATGGAAGCGAGTGTTTTGCCATCCCATGTGGGAACGGAACTGGTTTGCTGATTGAGCAGGTTGTTGAGTCGCTCGGTATCTTCCGAAGAGGCTCGTCCTCGCCAAAATGGAAAACGACTGCGCCTCTCCGCCATAATGGGGGGTTGAGAATTGCCGTTGTTAACGGTGGTGATGAATGTGAGGTGAACGGGCAACACCATCCCCGAAGCGAAACCAACCCCCATCCGTCGTATGAAGGCGACGGCAGGCTACGAACCACTTCCTCTCCATCCAAGCGGTTATGACCGACTTGACTCGGTATCACACTACGCTCTTGAATTGACTTCGAGTGTATGTTTGGGCTGTTGGGAGGAAGCACAAGCACAGGGAGGCAACAGTTCTGCCTAAGAACCCCAATGTTCACCGTTGGGGGGATTTAACCCCCCTCGCATAGTGATGTGAGGGCATCCTGTCGGAGTGTTCAACCTGTGTGCGTGGGATGCGACCGTGAACGGTCGCCATCCTGTGCTTCCAATTCACCCCCCGACTCGCATCGGGAGGTATCGCTTCGGTTCAGGTGTTGCCCGAACAATCTATGTGAGGGAGTTCCCCTATATCAATTGTTCGGTATCTCAATATCACCACGATTCAGTTCTGGTTTCGTCGCTCGATTGGGGTGGGGGAATCTCGTTCATGCGAGGCTCAGGGTCAAGAGTTCCTTTGTGAACGGTGCGTTTGCACTTCGGTCGGTTGGCGAACGTCCATCGCTGGTGTTTGCATATCGGACATTCAAAGAACCTTCTCGGCATAATCGAGAAAGCCAAAAGGCACTTTCAAAGGATTTCGGTCAAAGAATAACTTCCATTCCCATTGGTCCACCAATCAAACCAATGCCGATGAGGATGCCATAGAGAACCTTCCTTCCCACTTTGCTGGTTAGGATTTGGAGTTCATCAATGATGGGTTGAACCTTTCGTAGTT